ACTTATGTAAATCCACGAACCGTCTATTCTCACATTACGCAAGTTATTCTTTGTAGAATATACGGCAATACTTGCAAGTCTACTTTCTGTTTTTGACGGGAACGGCAAACCCGACATTTGCAAATAGTTTTTATCCGCCAACATACTTGTAATATTTACAGACACAGTAACTGCGTCGCCGTTCTTTGCGTAAACGAAGTTTCCCTCACTGCCCTCATAAATTGTCTGCGCCGGAGATAATTCTCCCGAACCGATTTCGTTATTCGCCGCATCATATTTGTTTGCAAGCGATTTTTCTATATCGGCTTTGTTCTGCACAACGGTCTGCCTAAGCGAATTAACACTGTTATACACAGTGCCGCTCGTTACATAGTTAGGACTATTCACTGTAGGTACGGCATCGAATGGCTTTTTGTCAAGCTTATAGTTAAGCGCCTTGGACACATATGTTTTTGTATATGCGTCCTCAATGCCATACCCTTCCAAGGTTGTCGCCTTATCCGCCTTGAGATTAACCTTTAAACTTACGCTTTCATCAAGTTCTGTTATTTCATTATCAATGCCAGCAAGTCTATTGCTCAAATTCTCATATGTTCCACGAGCGTCATACACTTCTTTAACTGTTTCAGCGATAGTTCCATATGTTTTCTCTGAAATTTTAGCGCTATCAGCGATAGAAGAAGTCACTTGAATCTTGAGCGGAATAGGTGTATTTACAATCACTGTTCCGTCTTTTACAATGTTAAGTTCTATGCTGAGATATCCATATCTGCCATTGAAATTCTCAAGTGGAATAGTAACTATATTGTTTGTGACTGTGCAATCAACTGCATTATTGACTAAAACATCATCAATAACAAAAATCGCAGTAACTGTGCAACCGCTTATATCGAGTTTTTCTCCACTTGCAATTATCGTTACATCAAGATATCTTGTCTTTTTGTCATTAATATTGACAATACCTGCAATTCGCTGCTCGTTGCGACTGTTGATGTCAATTGTAGCAGGAATATGTTTAAGTTTCATTATCTTCTAAATCTCCTTTTGATTTTTAAAAAATCAGACATTTTGAGATTAACTTCTCCTATGCCGATTTCTGTGTATTTTTCGCTAATGCTGTCATATACTGTTTTTGTGATTTTGCTTTCAATTTCTGAACCATCTTTATTAATTATTGCCACTTTGTCACATAGGCTGCAATTTTTCAGCGCCTCAAGTTCAGATTCAAGAGTGACTGTTATATTTACATATTCAGCTATTTGTTCTGCATCTTGTAAATATTCTTTAACTGCGTCTTCAAGCATAGTTCTTACTTCGCTGAAGTTATAACCAGTCTGTGGATCGACTTTAGTTCTTGTTATTTTACTTGAACAATCGAACAGATATGTTTTCTTTAAAGTCGCATTTAGATTTGTAAGGTAAGGTTCAGTAGCTGTAACTGTTACTTTTTTGCCGTCTGCTGTTTCGCATTCTGCGTATGGCATGATGTGCGTGTAATATTCATTAATCGAATTAACTTGTTTAAATTCAGATATATTAGAGCCAAATGCAATACGGTGAGTATCTGTGCCTCGTTTTAACAATAAATTGATGTTGAAGTTATCACAGAGCAATTCTGCTTTAAATACTGCCGTCAATCCGTTTTCTTCGTTAAGTAAAATATTCTCAAATGTTTCTGCCGAGTTAAACCCGAGTGAAAATTCTTTTTTGACTCCAATATTAGATGAGAAATTAAACCAACTGTATGGTGCATCTGAGTACCATACTTCATATTGAAGATTTGACATAATTGCTGATGGGGAATCCACTTCTGAATAGTTATAATACATCGGAACTGTACCGTTTTGGAAGAATAATCGTGATATGTGACTTCCTGAAATTGTCATATCTCCGTATTTATCAACTTCGATTTTCTCGATGTAAAAGAGTTGAGGATTGTCATGCGAGTTTGCTTTTGCTTTTATGTACGCTCCGTTTTTAATCTTATTAATCAATCTGTCAGTGCCTTTGATTTTCGCTTGAAATGTATACGCTCCGTTTCGTTCTTCTGTAACTTTAAATTCTGTGCATTCTGTAATAAAGCCATAGCCGTTATAGTCGAAAGCATTTGTTGAATTTTGAGCGTTATCATACAGCAGAGGAAACATTATAATCGCCTCCATCTTGGAATGATATTAATTTTACTGAACGCATTTTCCTTTTCTGAAATTACTTTAATTTTATTCCAGCCTGAAGTAAAAACAGGAAAGCTTGTGCAAGATATGTATGCGTTCATATCTGTTATGCCACAAAATGCAGATTGCATTTCAGAATCAAGTTCAATTAAATTTTCATTGTCAACAAAAGCAGCCTTTATTTTGATTTGTGCATTATTAACATCAAGTGTTAAATCTTGTGAGTGATAAATACAAAAATACGGCTCTGCAGAGAACTTTTCGGGGTTATAAACATAGAATTCAGTTTCTTTTTGAGAGTTTGCCGCTGCACTAAAAGATATTGTTTTTTGCCCTTCATCACTGTACCAAAACGGCTGTCTTGTAAAATTAAGAATAGTTGATACACATTTGTCTGCCTTATATTCTATTTTATCTATGCTTTTGCATATAGCTTTTGCATAATATCCCGTGTTATATGTATCTCGCAATTCTTTGTATTTGCCGTCAAAATTTGCAAATTCTTCTGCAAGCATACGAATCAAACTTTGAGTATCGTTGTAAACAAGCCAAGGCAAGCTGTTTATTTCATACGACACATCAATATTTTCATAGAAACCGTTATCGGCGATTATTCCTCCGTCTTTGCCGTATATGTCAACTATCTCAAATTTTCTGTTTGATATATGATAAAAAGGTGCATTTGCTATGCAAAATCCGAGTTTGCGCAGGCTTGTACCGTTGTATTCTAAGTTGTGCATATAATCCGCCTCCTTAACATTCTTGGTTCAGAGTATCTATAACTGCGTGAGAAACACGCTCGTTGAAGTCGTCAATATCTAAATCATTATTTATGTTGACATTTCCATAATAGTTCAGAGCAACTCTTGGAGCATTTGTGATAACTTTATTTGTTGTACTTGATGCGGTATGGTCTAAACTTTTAATGTTATTGAACTTATCATTCAGCACATTAATATAGCCGACTGTTTCGTTAAAATCAAAGCTACCAAGCATAGAACTTGCAAGATTTTCTGTGCTTAGTTTTACTTTGTTTTTATTGTCATTGATACCTATTACTAAACCTTCTGTAAAATAACTGCCTATTTTTTTAGCCTCTCTCGACGGAGAATTAATGCCAAGAATTTTTTTAACTGCACCAAGTGCAAGTCCGCCTATGCCTGTAGCTGTGCTCCATACATTCTTAATAGCATCGCCCAACGAAATACCATTAATAAAACCTTGAACAAAATTATTACCTGTGTTGAACAAAGATATACTTCTAACACCACTGCGAGTGCTTTTACCAATTCTTACTCCAGCTTCTCTTGCAACGCCACTGTTTTCGTCAATACCTGATGCGTAATCGTTAACACTTTTGCTGCCTATTTTGACTCTTTCATGTTGGTCACTTGCAAAACCGGACGAACCTTTTTTTGATACTTTATTGGCTGATTCATATACTGTTACAGAATTTTTATCAATACCATCAGCTACATTACTCGTTGCTTTTTCTCCTGTTTCAAGCGAATTTTGACAATATTTATTATATTCATCTTCTGCTGCTTGTAAAAGTAATTGCATATTAGTAAGATCGTCAGCAGTATAGTAATCTGTTTTTCCTTCTGCAATTGCTTGTTGAATTTCAGTAAATCTCATACGATAGTTTACGCATTGTTGCTTAAGTGTTTCTTCTGTTCCTGATTTTGCAGTTATAAAATCATTTTGAATTTTTCTTAGTGCATCTGAAGTATTTTCTTCATTTTCATTTAAAATTGCAGTTTGTAGATTTTCGTAATTATCTATAGTTGTAAGATATTCTTGCAAAGTCTTCTTTGAAGTTTCTAACTCTTTCTTTTTTTCTTGTTCAAAATTTTTTGCTGAATCTAATTCTTTTTTGCCTTGATCAACTTTAGCGCTAAGACCAATGATTTTTGACATTATAGGTCCTTTTTCTTTTGCTCTTTTTAGCTGTTGCTCTAAAGTCATTAACTCTATTACATCTTTATTGTATTTAGTTTGTACTTTTGATGTACCCCTTTGAGCACTTTCATAAGCTGCTTGAGCACTTTCTACATTATTTTGTGCTTCGCTTTTGTTTGTAACAGCTTCATTGTAATTTGATTCATATGCAGATAGAATATTGTTAGCTTTTTTCTTGTCGATAACTTCCTGAATAGTGTCTCTAAGTTCTTTGTAGTTTTCTATAACATTGTCATTCAATGTTATTTCTGTTCCGGTTAAATCCCCAAGCTTTGTAGTGATGAATTTTGCTCTGTCTTCGTAGCCCTCATTTACTTTACCGTTTTCATCAACTATTTTTTTAAGTTCTTCCCATAAGTTATCATAATATTGATTTTCGCTTGTTGCTTTATTTACGGATTCGTTTCGTTTATCAATAAAATTTTGATAACTGTCTGTAAGTTCTTTGTTTTTTTCTTTTGCAGTGTCTATTTTCTCTTGCCATTCGTCTAATTTTTGTGAGTTATCTTGACTTGCTTCGCTCCAAGCATAGATAGTGCCTATGAGTGTTGTCACTATTGATACTACAGCACCGATAGCATTAGCTTTTTGTGCAAGATTTAAGCCCTCTTGAGCTAAAGCAGCTCCTTCAGTAGCTGTTTTTAACACTTTATAAGAATTAACAAGCTGTGATGTAGCTGTAATTACTGCTGATGTTTTCTTGCCTATCCAAATGCCTGCAGTAAGAGAGCCGACAGTTTTTAAAACAGGAATAATTTTATCTGTATGTTTAGAAGTAAAATCACAAAGACTTTTGACTTCTGGAAATAAGGATTTGCCAATAGGGTTTATTATGTCAGTTTGTATCGTCCTGCCAAGTTCTTCCCAATCGGATTCGACATCGTCGTATTTGATGTCTTTAATTTTTTGCATTGAATCTTTTGTTAAATCAGCTGTACCGTTGATTTCCATTAACGCTTTAACACCATCGACACCAAGGTCTTCCCACATCGTGCCAAATAAATCTACACCCACTTGATTCTGCTTGATCTTATCATCCATGTTAAACAATTCTTGCAGAACTTCTTGTGTTGCTTCTTTCGCAGTATCACCACCGGCAGCAAACTTTGCTTGCAACTCTTCAATAGTGCCTTTTGCACCATTACCAGCTGATTCTAAAATTTGTAAATTTTTTTTTGCTGTTTCAAGAGCTGAACTGTATTCTGCTATTTTGTCTGCGTTCTTTTGCTTTGTTAATTCACTTGTTTTTTCGTTAAATCCAGCTTGTTCAGCTTTTGCATACGATAGATTTTGCTCAAGTTTAGCTATTTCATCTTTTGCTTTCTGTATTTCTTCTGCTGATGCTTTAACTCCATATCCAAGTAGGTTAAAGCCTTCTTGGGTTGATGTAGAAGTGTCTTTAACTCTGATTCCAAACTCTTTCATTGCATCACCGAGTTTATCAACACTGAATGTACCCGCTGCGGTGCCGTTTGCAAGTGAGTTAATAAATTCGTTTGCATTGTAACCCATTTGCTGATAATGCACGGAATATTCATTAAGAGTGTCAAGAAAATCACCGTTTTTATCAAGCCCACGCTGTGACCCCTGAACTACAAGATTAAAAGCCTCAATTGATGATATTCTAAACTGTTCCATAAGCATATTAACTGCTCTTAACGATTCTGGTATATCATAACCAAATGTGTCTTGTAAAGTATATAGATTTTCTGCAAGTTCTTTCATTTTGCCTGGATCTGTTTCGCCGGTAAACTGTTTAATTTTAGCAAGTGTATCAGCTATTTCTTCTTGTGATTCGCCGAAGTTGTTTTTATAAATATCATTGATTACGCTTTTATATTTTAATAATTCATCTTTTGTCAAACCTGTTTGAGCTTGTAATGAATTGAGCGCCTTTTTTTCGCTGTTAGCACTTGTTATTGCTGCTATTGCAGAACCACCCACAGCACCTAAAGCAGCACCTATTCCAGCTGCTGTGTCGGCAAGAACATCTTTAAGCTCAGTTGCAGATGTTTTTACATCGTCAACTTCTTTTTTGAATTTGCTTAAGTTGGTATTGTTGCTTTTGTCTTCAAGTTCTTTAAAGCTGTCAGTTGTTTTGCTTGTTTCTGTTCTGACATCGCTCATTTCGCCCTCAAGCGATTTCATATTGACCGCTTTTGCTGTCGCCTCTGTATCGGCAAGCTGCTTTTCAAAGTTTTCAAGCTGACTTTTTGCTTTTTCAACTTCACGCTGATATGCTCTGAACTGATCCGCAGATATTTCGCCGTTTTTAGCTTGTTCTTCAACTTGCTCTTTAACTTCATTAAGCTCTTGGAGAGCAGATGTACTGCTTTTAATCTGTTCACGCAGAACATCTTGCTTTTGTGCCAGCAGAACTGTATTATCCGGATCAAATTTAAGCTGATTGTTAATTGTTTTTAGCTCGCTCTGTAATGAACGTGAAGAGGATTGTATATTCTTCAACGCTTTTTGCAAGTCCGTTGTTTCACCTGCAATTTTAACTGTAATGCCTTTAATAGTTGATGCCATATATATCCTCCAATCTTTTGTAATCGCTCATCCATTCAGAATATTGTTGATAAGTAATGTTTCCGCTGTTGTATTTTTCTTCAACGAATGGCAACACTGATTTAAGTTTCAAGTATTTTTCTTCATCAGCGTGTATGTTCTGATTGTTTTTGAGCTTGTAGTAAGTATCAATGTAATCTAAAATAAAACCAATCGAAAAAATTTTTATATCAGCGACAGTCAGACCGCATTTGACGGCATAGGATAAAATCTCCTGTGCCGTCATTTGTACTCTCAGACTGCTGCCGCTGTTGCTTTTTTTGAGCTGGTTTTCAGTGATTCTACAATGAGGTCAACAAGGGGCTGTGCTGTTGATATTACTTCTCCAATGCTATACTGCTTTGAAAATTCTTTGATTGGTTTTATTGTATCGTCTGCAGATTTAGCCGCTGCCCATAAAATGCGCACAGTTGAGCTGTACTGTACTTTATTTGGATTAGCTGTCAACATATCTACATCTTTGAGAAAGCTGTGCCCTTTAAAATTATCTTCGTAGATAAGCATAGTATATGCTGTTACTTCAACTTCGAGCTTTCTGTCACCGATTGTAAGCGTTTTGTCCATTATTCTGCTCCTTTAACTGTCGGTGTTACAACTGCTGTCGGCAATGTGTCTTCGTACGAAGTATATCTTACAAAGTCATTGTCCGGGCGAGGTTTTGAGGTGATTGTAAATGTCGGAAACTGCGGATCAAAGTTACCCTCTGATGTCTTATCGTTGCGTGTGGCTCTTGTAGATGCAACGCAGTCAAAGTATGTGTCAATTTCATAGAGTTTGTCGCTGTCATAACGCTCTTTAGCAACAAGCAAAGCAAAGCGAGGTAATACGCTGATTCCGCCTTTTTCAATAAATCCACCTTCGGTTGCCTCAGCATTGCCGTACCAGTCCTTTTCGATGTCATCAACGATAGCAATAAGCTCAAGACTGATGTTGTAACCTGCATTGTTATTTGCAACTATAACAGGCAAACCGTCTGCATATACGGTAGTTGATTCACCGCTTGGTTCTGCACCTACTGTTCTGCCGCCGGCTTTGTCAGACTTAAACCACTTTACTTTGTCATATGTGATTGTACCTTCAGTTGTTTCTGTAAGCATTGCATAGCCTACTTTTGCGATAGTTTTGTTCATGATAAAAACTCCTTTTTATTTTCTTTTAAAGCCTCCGCCCATTGCTTCGGAAGAGAGAATTAGTTTTTTAACTTCGTTTTCAAATTCTTTGTGAATTTGCTCGCTTGCAGGAGCAATGTGCACTTTTGGCATTACAGTTCCGCCTTTTCTGCTTGCGTGAGGTTTTTCGAGCAAGTGTGTAAGCCTGTATTCTTTGCCTGAGGCAAAGACCGTCTTTTCATAGTAAGCATTAAGTTCGTTTGTAACTTTTACTTTAAACGATCTGCGATATTTTTTTCTTTTGCCAACAGGTGCCGCTTTTTTAATTGCTTCTTTAAGCTCATCTGCTTTAGTATCAACAAGTTGTATTACGCCCATTTGTATGTCTGCCGTATACCCTGCAACTTCACGAGATATAGTTTCGCCAATTCTGTCGATACCGCATTTTTTGTTGCTCATATTCTGTAATCAACTCTTACTTCATAATATGATACACACATTTTTTCTGCCGCAATCCACGCTCGGTTAGTCTTTTTCCAAACAAGATTATTGCTATTAAGCCATTCTGCAAATTTTTCTTCGCTTGCATGGTCTGTTCTGTCTGTATATAGCTCAATATCAATCTTGCTATATAAAGTAAAAATAACTTTTCCGTCTGCATATACATTTTTATCTTCATCTTTGAAATATGCAATAAACGGAGTTTCAACCGGCTTGCTAAAATCAGCCTCAGCAACTTTGAAGTTACAAGTTTCAAGTAAGCCGACAAAATCATCATAATTTTTAAAAGTCATTTGCTTTCTCCTTGTATAAGCCTCTCTGAGATAAAGATAAAATAGTGCAAGGCGGATTTTTGCATCTGTCATGCTGAACCTGCTCAATTTTGTATCTTGTGCAGTCAATTACCAAAGCCATATCCGGCTGAATTTTCTCATCACAATGTATATGTATCACTTTTGATAATTCAATATCATTTTGTTTTGCGCCGTAATAACGAGTAACTCCAACTTTTTCGTTGCCAAAGCGATACTTTCGTGCTGTGTTAGCAATAATAGTATCGTTTTCGTCTGTATCAAAAACAAAAGCTACACCGTCATTAAATGTCAAAAACTTAATATCACTTTGAGTCATAAGCTTTTACCTCATATTCTTGCCTTAACATCAAAATATCCGCTGCAAAGTTGTTGTCAAACTGTTCTGTTGCGTTGCTGTAAGCATATCGGCAGTAGTCAAACAACAAACTTCTTGCTCTTGTAGAGCGTATGAAATCCTCATCAGTTAAGGCAGGATGGAAAGAGCGGAGGTGTTGCTTGCCATTTTCAATTATGATATTAATTTTTGATTTTGCGCTATCGTCAGTTTTGATGTGTTCGCTGTCAAAATCAAGCATATTAATCACATCATCAATTAACTGTGCCATAATTCAACACCTCCTGCTTATTATGTTGATGATTTAGAATTGAGAGTAACCTCGATAGCGAGCGGTTCAAGAGCGCTGATATCAAGCTTTAAGAAATCAGTTTCATCATACGAGAAACCTGTTGCGAATGTTTTAATTGTGTATACACGATTGTCTTCGAGAAACTGGTTCTGATCAGAGTATTCGAGTTTACCGCCCTTTCCTGTCGATACGCAGGCTTTGTATTTAGAAAGCTGGCCAAGAGCAGCAGTGCCTACTGCAATCGTTTCAGACTGAAATACTCGTGTAGGATAAGGAAAAATGTTGTTTTTATAGCTACCGTCAGTAGCGAGAACAGTAGTTGCAGGAATAACCTTGGTGAGGTAATCAACAGGATTGACAATTAAGTCAACAAACGGCACTGACTTGGTTTTGCCGCCTTTGCCTTTTGCAATCTTACCGATCAGAGGCATATATGACTTAATATCGAGTTTTGTAACTTTAGTCGCCGTCTTGTCAGGATATGCACCTGCGGTTACTGAGCCGTTAATATTCTTGAGAATGCCCACAGGCTTGTTCTTGCCGTCACCATTGATAAAACCGTCTTCAAGTCCGTAAGCAAGAGCATCAGCAAGAATTCTGCGAACATAAGCGTCAATGTATGTAGCTCCGAGTTCAAGCATATCCTTTGGAACAGGAATAAATGCTGTAAGCTTTGATGTTGAGAAGTCTTTTTCTTCAATGGTTCCAGCAAGCTCCTGTGCAATCTGAGAATTAAGAGCGCCCCAAGCCGCCATTTGTTTTGTATCAGTTGCAAAAATTGCTTTCACTGAGCCGTAAGTGTTTTCAATATTGATAGCATCAAGAAGTGGATGCTCATTTGAAATGTCTTCGAGAACTGTATCAATTACAGTCTGCGGAATAGTTACATCAAGACCTGCAAGGCTCTGCTTAACATCAACAGCCTTTGAAGCTGTCTTAATGTTATTGTAAAAGCTCTGTTCCGCCGATGTAAGCTGTCTGAAACCCCTTTTGGCGAGAATGGCATTGTCAGCAGTTGCACCTACTTCTGCTGCTGTGTCAATAATAGCCTGCTGAAGACTTGTAGCGTACTGCTCAAATGCAGATGTCATCTTAGCTTCGTCTTTGTCTGCGAACGCTTCCTTCAACTGCTTTGCAAAATTTGTTTTTGCATTGTTAATAAAATCAAGATTTTTCATTTTTAATCTCCTTTATAAATAATTTTTGTTTTTGAAAAATGTTTCAAAAAAATCAAAGCTGTCTTTTTCGTGCTGAGTGGTGTTTGGTTCCTGTGGCGGCTTTTTACCGAGCATTTTCGTGAGTTCTGCCGCTGCTTGTTTTGCTTTAGGATTTTTTCTCTGTTCTGCTTGTTCAACAACTTCTTTTGAATCCGTTAAGTCAACAGGGTCGAGAATTTCATCACACAAGCCGAGTTCGAGCGCCTCCTGTGCAGTAAGGAATGTTTCAGCGTCAAGCAGTGGTTCAAGGGTTTCTCTCGTAAGTTTATCACCTGCGTGTACGAGATAAGAATTAGTGCTCGCTTCGCTGATTTTATCAAGCTGTTCTGCATATTCTCTATGTTTTTTAGCGTTACCGTAGCAAGCACCGATAGCGTGATGAATCATCATAGTTGTATTAGACGGCATTATGATTTTATCCGCTGCCATAGCTACTACACTTGCGATTGAACACGCCATACCGTCAATATACGCAGTAACAGGTACATTCTGCCTTTTTAACAGATTGTAAATAGCGACACCTTCGTCAACATAACCACCAACTGAATTGATGTACAGTTCGATACTGCTAATAGCCCCCGCTTTATCAACGGCTTTTCGGATATACTCTGCACTTGTAGTTGAACCATAGTAATAACCCCAACAATCTAAATACCCCGGTTCAATTTCACCGTACAAATAGATTTGCAAGACATTTTCATCCGCAATCTGCTTGATTTTGTAGTTTCTTTCTTTCACTGAGTTTCACCACCTTTCAACACCTCATCTGATGTCTGATAGTTCTTTGTAATGTAATATTTCTGTGCCCATTCTTCTTCGCAAGGCAGCATATTACAATACTTTTGAGCCTTTGCAGGGGAGAGGACACCGCTTGCTATTGATTTGTCAAGGTTATTTGCATTGCTTATAGCGTCTATATGTTTAACTGTTGTTGTATCGATAAGCATATAGTTGCCTTTTAAAAATTCGGAATTTCCGAATTTCTTTTTTGTAATTTCTTGTTCAAACATTTGTGCAATAGGATCTACCGCATTTGCGATAGCACAATCCATAGCGTCTGAAAGCATAGATGCCTCGCCGCTAAGAATAGCCGGCGGAATGTGTAAAACGTTTCCAACAGTTGCATATGCCTCTGCTCTTAGCTTTTGAATATCGGTAATTTCACTGTTTGTAGTTTTCCCTGCCTCTGTTGCAGGCTCTGAATACTTCATTCCTTTGAAAACAGGTAATACAGCATTCTTTGACTCATAATATTTTTTGAACTGCTTTCCGAGAATTTCAGAAAATGTTTCGTTAAAATCTTTATCGCCAAAGTTGAAGTTTTCAAAAGTTACTATACCTTTATGCCCTACGGCTTTATTGTAGCGCTCTTGAGCAGACATCATAAGTTGCTCGTATGTAGTGCACATTTCGGCTAATAAGCCTCTGAGAGCAAAGCTGTTGTACTTTAAATAAATTACTTCACTTTCACTAAGAGTACGCTGATATGTAAAATTTCGGCAAGTTACACTTGTAAAAATATCATCAAAAACAGCATATTCAGTTTTGCAATAGCTATCTGCAATGAGCAACTGATTATCAGCAGTTGAAATAATTAACAGTTCGTTGTCAAAAATTAATTTTGAAATCGCCTGTGTTAAAAACTCGACTTTCGTTTGATGTTTGTTCGGTGCATAATTCCATAGATAGTATTCAAGACCTTTGTACTCCTTGTTATCAATTACAGTAACAAATTCGCACTTGGCAATGCTTTTGGCTATAAAATCAATTGCAGTAAACAGTGCAAGCTCTGTTAGCCTAAACCGCTGCTCGGCAGCGGAATAACTATCATCAAAGCTGTTGTCATTTTCTTGAGGTTCTGCTTTAATTTTTTTGCGAAAAAAACTAAAAATATTCAAAATATCACCACCTTATATGCTGATAGCTTTAAAAAATTTCTCGAAATTGTCTGTTGAAATAGGCTGGCTTTGTCTGAGCAAATCTAATTGTGTGTATGCCGCTACAAAAGCCATAAAGCCGTCTGTTTTTCTTGACTTTGGCTCGATTTTTCCGTAGCTGATATTGCCATTTTTATCCTCTGTTGCAGATGTATTGTTCGTGTACCAACGCATTAACGCCGAATCGCCCCATACGATTTTATGGTTTGCAAAATCAGACGCTATCAGCGGAGCTACCAGCATTTTATCTGACGGCCGAACGAGTTTTAAGTTATTAAGACCCTTGCGGTCACACTCAAATCCACACTCCAATAGAGGACTTTTGAGCAAAGTGTATCGGTAGTTATCCAACGCTCCTGCTATGATGTTGTAGTGCTTTTTCTGTTCTTTGAGCCATTCTGCAACAATTTGTGGCGGTATTTCTGCACCATCAACTCGTTGTAGGTCAGGCTGTTTATCATACGGAAATTTAATTCTGCTGAGGTCAGCGGATTGTGAGCAATACCACGACATCGGTTTCCAAACAATTTCGTTATCAATCATAAACAGCAAACCTGCTCCGAGAAAATCTGTTGTTTTAGTATAGTCAAGACCAAATACACAAGTTTTGCCTTCCAAATCGGGTAGCGGTCTGTTTGTGGCTTTTATGTTTTCCCACGCTGTAACCGGGTGCATTTCTGTACCTTTGGGGATATTCATACGCTTAGTCATAAAAGATGAATTGTTTACTTTGTCACGCTTCCAATCCTCAAATTCCTTTTGAATTTCTCTTAACAAATTTGGAAAATATTGCAACGACGGATTTGCTTTGTACCAATTTTCTTGCTCATATACCTCTTTTTCATTGTCTAACCTGCATATGAAATAAAGAGTGCCGTTGTCAGGTGCATCACCATTCAGCACTTCAAGACCTGCGGCAAGCTCGTTGTCAAGCGGCCCGTCCCGAACATCTCCCATAGTTGTAATTGTTGTTCTGCGTGGCATAGCTTTTTTGCCTAAGCCAGTTGTGAAAACATCAATGAGCTTATAATTTTCATATGCATGCTTTTCATCAAAGTCGACTTTACCGGGTCTGCCTCCGTCTTTCGTTTTGCTGTTTGAAGTTCTGTATCTGATTGTTGAATTAGTCTTTATGTTTGTAATCTCTGTTTTGTTCCACTTAAAATGCCGCTGCATTTTTGTAGAATTGTTTTCCAAAATTTCGTAGATGTCATTAAAGGTTGTGCTTGCTTGCTCTTCTGATGTTGCACAAATGTCAATATCGTAATTGCGTATGCCGTTGACAGGCGTGAGCAGAGCAAAATCTTCAAATGCAAGATAGCCATTTTTTCCTGCGCCTCGCCCGACCACACAAACTAAATCGGGAAATCTTAATACACCCGGTGCGGAATATGTGCAATTATGCAGAATAAAGCAAAACTTTTCCCACGCAAATAATTCGTATGGAAAATATTTCTGTAGAGCAAAATACTTTTCAACCTGCTCACTGTCAACATAGACTTGCTCATTTTCGAATACTTTTTCTATGAAATTTACAAGCTGTATTTGCTCTTTGCATACACGATATTGACCACTTTTTACTTGCTTTATGTAATCATCAAGGTATTTACAGTTCGTCATTTACATCACTTTCGACCTTGTCGATTGATAGCCCCATTTGCGAAAGAATAGCAAGTCTTTGCTTGTTGTACATTATTGAATTTTTCACTGACGGATTGTCTTTAGTGTATTCTTTACCTGTTGAAGAAATCGCCTTGTATGATAAGCCGTTTTTCTTGATATCAGCTTGCATTTGTCGTTCAAGTTTAGTGTAGAAAATGTAACTTTCGATTAAGTCACGATACACATCAATGTCTGCTCCTTTTAATGTGAGTTGTTCAATTAAGCTTTCTTTGATTTTTGCCATTTTAACTTGTGCCATTTTATTGCTCCTTTCACAAAAATTTCTCGTGCGTGCGTGCGAGGACAAATTGTCTACCCTGTACACCGTTATCCACACACTTGAGGTAAATGCGATTTTTGACCCCGGGGTGCTACCATTTTTCGGAAAATTCTTCTGAAAAAATTTTTTCTTGCAGTTTGTGATGCTCTTTGTAATGACAATCTTTGCACAGACATTCAAGATTGTTGATGTCAAGAGCAAGGTCAGGTCTTGCTTTAAGGTACTTCTTGTGATGCACCGCTTCACAGGGGCTATATTTTCCTACGGCTCTGCACCGTTCACATTCATTGTGTTCCATTGTACGCTTTTTATCTCGCACTCTTTGCCAGTCAGCGGTCAAATAGAACCTGTATGTTTTGCCGTCCTGTATTTGTTGTATTATCCATTCTGTTGTTACATTTCTTTTTATCATTTTGCAAATAAATAAGCCGCTGTATTAACAGCGACTTGATTAACTTTGTATTTTCTGAGCTTTGCTCAATTATATTCTAACACACCCTTAAGCGAACAAACGAACAACTTTCACCACTCATAGCGATTGCACATCATACGCACTCCGTCCTCTGTATTCCCTCCGCCCATAATGAACGCTATTTCTTTCCAAGAACGCTTATCACGCAAATGCAAAATTAAGCAGCTGCCCTCTGTTGTTTCAGTTGGTATACTGCATATTGCAACAGCTCTTCTCGTTTCCGTGTTGTGTAATTCGTTTCGAAGGTCAGCTATTTGGGGCACTATCTTGTCAATGCTCCCTGACGCACTTGCTCCGTTTGCAGCAGTAATGTTTGAGGTAATGTGCGTTACCTCTGCTTCAAGAGTGGCTATCCTGACTCTGTAATTACAGATATTGTCACTCATTTCTCTGATTTGTTTTAGGTTCATTGTTTGTCAGCCTCCTTGTTGCAGTCAATTGCATAAATACAAAATGATAGCTTGCCCCGGTGAAGTCATTAACCCACATATCGTCTTTGTAAAAATAATATCCCTCAGGTACAGGCAGTGCCTCGCCTTTTTCAAGTTTTTTGAATTCACGCTTTTTGCCCTCAACAACTGTTACTTCGGGCTTGGTTAGATTTCTTGATGTTCTTAACCTTTTCTTTCCGCAAACATCTTTGCGAATATATTTTGCAAGATCGGCAAAATTGCCGTCTTGATATAGCGGTGTGAAGTTTATGCCGTTTTTCCATTGCCAACACTCTGTTGCAATTTCTCTGATGCAATCTTCAATCACTATATGCATATGCCAATTCTTGCCGAGCTTGCCACATTCACAGTAGCCAATGTATTTGAATTGTACTCCTATTTTTTCTGCTCTGCGTTTGATTCGTTTGAAAAAATTATTAACAATCTTTTCAAACTGCTCCTCTGTGAATTCTCCTTTGGGCGCTGAAAAGCGAGCAAACCAATCTCCTTTTGTAAAGTTACAGAGGATAAGTCTTTGAGTATGCTGCTCTCCACGAATGCGGTTTGCAAGTGCTTGTTTTTCGTTTGTTTTTGCTTGATTGAAATTGCGTGCAATGTTCTTTTTGTTACGCTTGCGTAATGATTTATAATATTTTATTTCGAGCATAGGCCCTGATTTAACTTCACATTTATATATGTACATTTTATAAATCCTTTATTATATCATTATTTTTTATAGCGGTCACTTAATTAATTACTTGAGCAGGATATGCAGGGGCATTTCAGCCCCTGCGATTTTTACTTGAAATATTCAAGATATGATTTTGCTATGCCTTTGCAATTTTCGGATTTTACAGGAACTCTATGTGCAACAACATTAAGATTATCGCAATCAAGTTCTTTGTATATTTCCGCTGCTCTGTTCTCTTCTGTGGATTTATAGAATTTAAAAAGCAAATCTACAAAAGGTATATTGCCAAAGCGGTCGAAGAAGAGTTTTTCATTTTGTGTAAGAGCTTGTACACATTTCTGCTTATACTCTTCATCAGCTTCTGCTTTTATAAATAATTGATTATATACATCTTGTTTCGTGAATAAGTCAATAATCTCGACAGCTGTTTTTAATGCATCAGTATCTTTGTTATTAATTTGATGTGCAAGTTCTGTAAGTTTGCAAGATGTTTCTCTCGTTCGTTTAATCCATTCACGGTGCTCAATCTCTGCGAAATATGTTTCTGTTCTGAATCGTCTGTATTCGCTCAATAACTTGTATTTGACCTGCACACAACTTTTAGCCGAGAGCAAGCCAATCTTGCCACAGCTGTATATAGCTGACATGGACAGAACAAACCACCTGTTGTATGTATCAAGACTGTTTATTATTTCTGTGTCAATTTCTCCTGCGATAAAGCCGACTGCGAGTTTGTCAAGTTCACTCAGAGTGTCAAAGTTACCCTCTTCTGCGACTTCTTCGACTTTGGTTTCTGCTTTTTCATTTTTCATTGTTATTCTCCTAAATTAAGATATTACAGCGACTGCATAACCTTTTTCATTCAGCTTTGCAAGCCATTCATCTTGCTTTGCTGTTGTTTTGTTCTTTCTCCCTGTATATTTTTCGTAGCAGTTGCACACCACTCCTCTGCTCCTCGCTGAGCAGCGTGTAAAATGCCTGCAATTCTCACAGCTTTTCATCTTCACTGTCCGCCTTTAGCTTTATGTACTTAAGCAATACAGCCGAGGCCTCCTCCCAGCCATAGCAAACAAGCGCCAAATTGCCCTGCTCTCTCAGTCTCTTAATCCATTTTCGCTGCTTTTCAGTCGCTTTGTTGTTGCCCACCTTGAGTTCAATGTAAAGTGCGTAAAATTTTCCTCTTGCAACCGGCAAACACAAATCCGGTACACCTGCACGCACTCCTTGACGCTTAAGATTAAAAGCCTCTTTCTGATTTCTCTTGCCACCATTTGGTACATGATACAGCAAGTCAAGCTGCGGATAAGTATTTCTCGCATACGCAACCCAGTTGAATAGCTTAATCTGCTCATACGCCTCATTTGTCATTCAAGCACCTCCAAATCACAACTCCCATTTAAATTTCTTTTTGTTTAGCTAATATTTGCGGTACACATAATATTAAGAGATTTTTCAGGATTATCCCTATAAAATTTCTGAATCCAATATTTTTCCCGTTCCAGTATATTACAACCAAGAGGAACAATTTCAATGACCTCAAATTGATAATCTGTGATATTTTCTATTGGAAATCTTTCGGTTTTGAGATGTTGTCCCCAACGAAAAACAGGAGCATACATTGTTTGTCCTATGTAAAATTCACCAGTTGATTTCTTAGATATCTTATATATGTATCCTGATACTTTCTCCGAAAACATATCTTTGGTGATATAGAATTCTTCATCATCGTTATGCCTTATCTTGTTACGTTCTCTGCTCTCATATACTTGCTTACATTTATGAGAACAAAATCGTTTTTCCGCATAATCTTCAATTCCGTAGAAATGGTTTCTAATTTCATAATCAGAAAAGCATATTGGACTTCCATAATATGTCTGAATGGTCGCACCACAACAGTCGCAAGTAAAAGTTACCTTATTAAAGTATTTTTCGGTTGAATAGCAATGCTCACCAATAATCACGCAGTACAAATCACCGGGACGAAGTTTTTTGGAGAAGCGAAAGGAAATACCACTTCCATATTCGTCTTTTATGATTTTTTTGAAATCATCTCGACTTTCACAAATAAGGCAATCAATTACAAGTTCATTATTTTGAGATTTACTTATTGATGAGTAAAGACCAAATTCAAAATCTTTCTCTACATTTTTCTTGGCTGTTTTTTCATCTGCGACTTCATAAATTCGATAAACAATTTCTACCAATTACATTCACCTCCTTCTTTCGTAAGTACATATCCAGCCTAACTGCGCATCTTTCACATACGGACACTTTTGCAACAGTAAACACATATGTACAAACCTTTTTCAGAGTTGTGTCATTAATTTCCACCCTCCAATCTTCTTTCAAGCCGCTCAATCTTTTTATTTTTCCATGCACTAACTTCTTTATCGCATTGAAACATCATCTTGCATTGTTCAAGCATAATTTCAACATCTGCAATTTCTTCAAAAATATTATCAACAGATTTCAAATCATCTTCAAGTGATATTTTTTCTTTAGTATAATTTAATCTTATAAGGCTTTTACACAAAGCCTGCGACAATTCAGACAACTCTTCGACCGTCTTTATCATCTGATTTTCCACACCATATGTATTGATTGCTTTATACATAGTCTCTTTTGATGTCATTCTTCTACCTCACTTTCAATTCTTCAATCACTCGCTCCAACGCAAATTTTGCGTTATCAGTAAGTTGTCTTTGCCATACACCGTTAGATGGCGACCATCGAAATCCGTTTTGTTTCAGAACGGTTCTTGTATCTGCATCAGGCTTACCGTCAAATCTAAGCTGTAAACGCATAATATCAGCATTTTCAATAATCTCAAATAAATCTGTATTATATGTTTCATTCGTCTGTTCTGTCGCTGTTTCTTTCAGTCTTTCAAGTTCGGCAATTCTTTTCCGAGTGTTTTTAATTTTTGCGTTATTATTTGTTAAGGTGTATGAAGCAAAAGGTACGCCGTCAAAGCTTTCTTTTATTGCCTTGTCCAACATTTCAGCCTTTTCATCTGTATAATCTTTATAGCCTTTCAAAGTTTTGTTTTTTCGGTAATAAGCATTTACCGCTTTCATTTCTGTTTGTAGGGCTTCAGCTTTTTCAGCTTTCTTTCTTAACTGCTCTAAAGCGTCGGCTTCACCTGATTTAATAATATTTGTACCTCTTAACAGCCCTTTGATTTTTTCGGGTATTTTTTGAATTTCGTCGTATAGCTGATAGTGTCTATCTCGTGCGGCGTTCTGCTTTTCTTTCTTGCTTACGGGGAAATTACTACAGCCGCTAATCATCACGGACGGACACATCATTTCAATTCTGAATTGCTTGTTATACCATTCAGCAAGGCGACGGGCGTATCTGTCTGCCATTGTCGCCCCTTTTTCTTTCAAGTCGTCGGGTAACTTATCAACAAGGCTGTAACACTCGTCAACTTGTGCTTTATATTCTGCTGTTTTACTGCCGTGCTGATAATCTCTAAAAGACCAACATTCACGGGCTTGTCTTGCGGCGGTTTCGTTAATTTCATAGTATTTCATTTTTTAATCCCTTTCATCTGTTTCGATATCTTTACCACAATAAGGGCAGTCAGTACAATCAAGTTCACATATATATGCACCAGCATTTGGTTTATGTTTTTTCGTCATCCTTTGCTTTTCCGCAAAGTAATTTTCAGTTTTCGTACAATCAATCATTTTCTTTATCCTCCTTAAATTCTTCCAAGCCTCTCAAGGGCTGTGTATTCGCCGTAGCTGTAATATGTGTTATGTATTTTGTTATACTTAGCAATCTCAAGACATACCAAATCAAGATGATCAAGTTTTTTCTGTTTCATATCATTTCTCCTTAAATACCAAAAGAGCAGCCGCACCTGCTCCGGCAGTAACATTATGCAAGTCAGTATTATATTTTAGGAAGAATAATCAACGAAAGTTGTACTTTCTGATATATAGTAAAGCCGTGCGGAGCTTACTAACTTAATTAAAAGCCTTCATTCATCAAAAGCTTTTCTACGCACAACGATAAGAATTTGCTTACCGTTATGCCGTCTTGCAGCTTACAATTAAGCACTTTTTCCCAGTGTTTAAGATTTTGAGAAGATGTATAGTTGATTGCATGTCTTATTGATCTCTCAACTCGTGAACCCGTCGAAGCAACTTCATTTGCAACATCTTCATACAATTTGCAAAAACTTATATCTTCGCAAGCATTTGTAAGTTCATACAACTTACAAATAGCTATGGTCGAATAGTTGTATCCGTTTAAATTTGGAGTAATTCCGAGTGTAAGCAACAATTTCTTTGCTCTCTTAATAGTTTTTTCCATTTTGATTTCACCTCTTGATTTTTATAAAACTTATTGCTATAATAAATATGTAGTTTTGGCAATAAGCCTTACTTGAGCGTTGATCACTGCCCTGTGTCAACGCTCTTTTTTTATGTTTCCGCCTCTTGCAACAATCAAATGCTGCCTTTTGCCCATATTTGTATCAACTGTTTCAACAAGTTCTACAGATACCATCAGTTTACCTTTCTGACTTTGAACTTCATCTTTGTTTTCCCATTCTTTATAAACTTCTTTCATATATTTGATAATGTCATCAAGTTTCTTTTCATACATCCTATCGTGAATCAATAACATTTCATACATATCTGATTCAACATCTTTTCCCCAACCGTTTTTATAAACTTTAACAGTTAAATAATTAACATGTCCTGTATAATCAACAAAAAAAGCGGGCTTTTTATTTGTATTATCACTTTCTGCTTCACTGCAGTTAAATTCCAATGCAAGTGCCATAATCTCAAGCACTTTTTCTTTTATAGATTTTTTCATATAAATATCTCCTTTTAATTAATTTTTTATTGCGTACTTACAGCACTTAATAAACTTTTTGCAGTTTTGTGCAACACGCTTAATGCCTGTTGCTCTGTTGCTGAGCTTGTGCCTGTCAAGGCTTTCCTTAACTTCTGCGACATAATTCAAAATGTCCTCAAGCCTCTCGGCGGTTACTGTATCTAAGCCTTGTAGAGCTATGACCTCGCCGTCTTTAATGCAGATTTGTAAGTTTTCAAGCTTACTCATATCCGTTTGCTCCTTTCTTGAGATTTTCGAGCAGTTCACGCTCTATAATCACGCAGTCCCTCAGATAGCATTTGACATTGCTGTTTCGTATGATACTTTCATCATAAAGCGTCCTAAATCATCAGAGAACACATCTCCGATTTCAACATCCTTAAACGGATAAGTCGGTATGTTGTTAATTATTACATCCATCTTTTTTTATTCCCTCCTGCGTTTCGTTATAAGCCTTTTCGAAGTAAGCTTTTGCATCTTCTTTTGATATTCTCCACTCACCAAACATCTTTGCCGCCGGCAAAATGCCCGACTGTGCTTTTTTCTTTAAACAATCAACTGAGAACCCCCAAAGGGTTGCCAGCAACGGCAAATCTATGTAGAGCGGAACATCATCCCAGTTGGTTACTGTTTTCTTAGCTTTCATGTAATCACCTCAATGAACCTGTGTTGTATTTCTCTCTAAAATATGATATTATTCAATAAATAGGGAGTTGATGGTATGTGGGCTGTTATTAGTGGCATTTTAGGTATATTAGGCTTTATTATCTCGCTTATAAATTTAATTCAATATTTGATGTCACGCAGAATCAATTTAGAAATTCAGATAAGAGAGTGTACTCTTCGCCAATATGCAAAGGGTCAGAAAAAGCTAACTTTACACTATCGGGCAAACAATAAATCTAACCTGCCTATTACTATTACCGATCTGCAAATCGTTATTAACAGTAGAGTTTATGATGAAAGCCTCTAAACCTTTGAAATATTCGCTTATAAACATACAATAGATGATATAGTTGAATATGTGCCAACTTACAACGAACATTTACCTATCAATCTTCCAATGCTTTCATCACATGCTGGTTATCTCGTTTTTTTAGTTCCTGAAGATACTCCTGAAAATGTTTGTAAAGATTTGACCTTGAAAATTCGCACCAATCGTCATAAGGAAGTACAAAGGTCATTTGTACCGAATGAATTGGTAGTTCTCCGCCGAACTCTTCCAAAGAAATTTTGTAAAAATCACTCTGAATAGGATAAGCAGGGCGTTCAAAAGGAATTTGTCTTTCCGGCATTTCCTTTTTTCTTTTGCCTTTTAACATTTAATCACCTCTTTGTTAGTTTCGTTGCTTTGCATCCTCAATACAATGTGATATAATTTCAATGAAAGGAGGTGCAAGCTATGCGGTTAAATTCGGATTGTGTTCGTGATATTTTACTCGCAATCGAAAAAGATGTTGATTATCACAGAATATTGGAGTTAAAATTTGATGATACTCTTCCTGACAATCTCCAAAAATATTCTGCCGAGGAGCTACTCTACCACATTAGACAATGTAAGATAGCAAATCTTATTATTGATGTGCATTCATTTGATGGGGGAAAATATGTAACGATTGCAGATTTATCGCCTGATGGGCATCAATTTCTTGCTAATATTCGTAATGATAATATATGGGGCAAGGTTAAAAAGATTGCTGGAGTTGTTGGTAGCAACTCTCTTTCCGCAGTTACCCAAATTGCTTCAAATGTTGTAATGGAACTTATAAAAGCTCAATTTGGAATTATTTAAACTTTATCGTATTGTCGGCTGCTCGCTTTGTGCAGTCGGCAATTTCTTCTTTAGTGGGGGACCTGAACTTTTCTTTGCAAAATAGTGTAATTGCTCTTGTTGCGATTTTCCACTTCACAGCTTTTATAATTGCTACTACCGCTACAACGGTAGCAATTACTGCGTATACACTTAAAAACATTGTTATCACCTCTTATGCTGTTTTAATATCTTTGTAAAAATTAATTGTGTTTTATTCCTTACAATGTTAAAATCAAATTGTAAGGAGGTGTAATAATGGATAGTACTGTTGCCTTAATAATTTCTATATCTGCACTTTTATTTTCTGTTCTTTCTCCGATAGTCACTGCAATAATAAATGGGCATTATTCAATTAAGGAGAAGAATTTGGCAATGCTCTCAAATAATGTAAAAGAAAATAATGATTTTTACATTAAGCATAGAGCCGAGGTTATTGAAGCTTATCTATCAGCTGCCGGCAGAGTTATCTACTACAATGACAAAAAGGCATCATCTAATTTCGGAAAATGTGCTACGGAGATATACTTATATATTGATGAATCAGATTGGCATTATATAGATTCTATAAATCAAGGTATATCGTCTTTTAAGTATTCCGAAACAAAAGTTGCTTTAGAATCATTGGCAAAAATTATTGCTAAGAAATATAATGTTAGAATTTCAAAATAAGTAGAATACATAAGTATAATAAACAGCAAACGGTTCCAAGTATGTGTGTTATTATTGATATAGCATACTTGGAATTTTTGTATGCAAATGTATAAATTAAAGCAATTATTTCAAGTGCAACTCCGATTGCTCCCAAAAAATATAATGAAAATATATTTTTACACCTCCAATCTGTTCTTATTTGCTCTGTTCAGTTTTTATGCTGGATCAATAGATTTTTCGAAAAGATATTCCAACTCATATTTTGGAAACAATCTTTCTTTGATTGAGAATGCTTCTCCAATTGAAATGCCTTTTAACATTTAATCACCTCTTATGCTGTCTTAATATGTTCAATGTTTTGAACTTTTGGATCAAAAAAATATTTCGGTATATCTTCATTACTAATTCCTAAAATCTCACAAGCTGTGCAGATTTCAGTTTGTTTCCATTGTGTTTTTCCGTTCATTTTTAAAGATATGCTTCGTTCTGATAAGCCCATTTTATATGCAAAAATGGCTCTAGTCCTACATTTTTCTTTAACAAGTCCTTCAAGTTTTCTATAATCGAATGGCATTTAATCAACTCCTTTGTAGTTCAATCTCTTTGAACAATTTTAGAATAACACAGCTTGATTACTATGTCAATACTTTTCTTCAAAAAAATTGAACTTTTTTTCAATATGCTATTGAACTTTTGTTCAAGATGTGTTACAATACACTTAAAGCAAGGTGATATAAGTGAAAAAGTATACAACTTCGTATAGATTGAAACAAATAATGTCAGATTTAAATCTTAAACAAGTTGATATTCTTAATTTAGCTGCTCCATATAGCAAAAAATACGGAATTAAACTTAATAAAAATGATTTAAGTCAATATGTTAGTGGTAAAGTTGAACCGGGACAAAATAAATTATACATATTAGGTCTTGCACTAAATGTTAATGAAGCTTGGTTAATGGGATTTGATGTTCCTATGGATAGATCAAATTATAATTGTGATAGTAACGAATTAACTCTTAATGCACACGAAAAGAAACTTGTTGTTGCTTATCGCAATCATCCTGAACATCAATATACTATTGACACTATTTTACATATAGATGAAGAAGAATTAGTACCAACGGTGAAAGCAGCACGCAGCAAAGACAACAGTCAGCCTATTGAAATAGTAAATATGCCTGACCTTAGCGAATTCACTCCTGACGATTCAGATTTATAACATTTGTAAAATAAAAAAATCCTCATAGGGTACAATACTCTATGAGGTGATTGGATTGAATTATGGATGTTACAAAAATGCTCGTAATGCTTCTTGGCATTGTTTGATTGATTACAAAATTAACAGTTTGCCTGTTAAGGTTAGTCGAATAGCTAAACAAGCTGATATTACTTTACTAAAAAATTCAGCGGTCAATCTGCTTAATAACAGCGAGAGTGGCGCAACGCTTATGCAGAACGATAAATTATATATCATTTACGCAGATGAACAATCTGCCCAACGTTGTAGATTTACGATTGCACACGAACTTGGCCATATATTTTTAGGTCATTTGTTCAACAAAGACGGTGCCGGCTTTGCGACAACAGATGGTGCAGAACACTCGGCAAATGTATTCGCTCGTGACTTGCTCGCTCCTGCGTGCGTACTGCACGAATTGCAGATTTTAACCGCTGCGGAAATATCTCGGTTATGTAATATAAGTCTTGAAGCTGCGACATATAGATCAGAGCGTATGCAAGAGCTTGAAAAAAGGAATGCTTTTTATAAGCACCCACTCGAGCAAAAAGTTATAAAACAATTTAATCAATTTATTAATAAAAATAAAAGTCAGTCGTAGCACCACCTACTACTGACTAAAAAAGATGTGAGAAGAAATCGCACTCCTCTAAATCTATTTTACAATATATTATATATTTTGTCAAATATTATATTAT